AAGCCCATTGAGCCGCGGCGCTTCCCAGAACTCCCGGTCTCCCATCAGTTTTCCGTCCCCCTCGGTGTAATACAGCATTTCGCGGATTGCCCGGGCGTGCAGATTGGCCCTGGTCTCAGCATGTGTGGCGCCGGCCAGTTCCGTGAGGAGGTCTATCGACCACTGCGGGTTTGGCTCTCCGTAGATCTCCCTCCATTTGGCGTGGATACTTCCTTCGCGCTTTTCGCGCGCCAGCTTTTTCATGTCCATCGCCAGTTTGCGCAGGTCGAACGGCGTAGGACACCAGGCGCCGCCAGTGAGCACGTCGTCGAGAATCGCCTGCATCATGATTCCCGAGTCCATCGCGGCGCGCTCTAACGTTTTCGCCAGCGCCTCGACGGCGGCGCGCTCGGTTGGGAAATTCGCCATCGCCGCGAGTTGCATTATTAACTCTCCGGCCGGTTTCTCAGCTACATGAGTCGTTTTCTTTTTTGTCATTTTTCCCCCAATTCAGCATGATCTGCGGAACGCGCGAGAGCAGTAAACCGTTGCCGTGCGCTCGTTTACCGTGGTATCCATCGTAACTTTCGCGGATGGCGCTCTCCATGTCCTCATCGTCGAACATCTCCATGTCCCCGTTGGAAATCAACATCTGGCAGGTAGTCTGAACGAGCCGCATCACGAACGTCTGATCCGTCGCCGGATCATGGCGCACGAGTTCCGCCGTCGTTAGTGGCCATTCCGTTTGGGTCTGCAACGGCGGCGGCAACTGCGCGGTTGTTGTTGTTGTTGTTCCTTTCCCTGTAATTCCCTGTAGTTCCCTTCCCTGTGCCGCCACTACGTTGGGAGATTCCGCCACTATGTTGGGAGATTCCGCCACTACGTCCGTATCTTGTTGAATACATTCAAGCCAGCCGATCTCTATCAACCGAGGTATGGCCGCTTGGAAGATTCCGCCAGGAAGTCGGGACATTCTGCCAAGGGACTGGCAGATTCCGCCGATGGTGTGGGGGATTCCGCCAGGGAGTTGCCCGCGTGGGTTCTGTTTGCTGGAGGCCTCCACGATAGCGTACCAGGCGCCGAGGTGAGCCGCCGCGTCAGGGTGGTCTACCAGCGCAGTGTAGCCCTCGCCGTCCGTCTTGTTCGGGATTGCCACCCAATCAAGGCGTTTCAGTTTCCGGCTGGCCGCGTTCTCAAAATGGCGGTCCCAGTCACGAATTCTCAGTATCAAATTATCCTGACTCTCTGCGAGATGGCTGGTCGGTTGCGCCGGGAAATCTTTGAACCATTTCCCACCAAGCCGCGTCGCATTCCTGCTCCCAGCACGACTGACAGAGTTCGCCGTGAGTGCCGGGATTGCTGTTTGGCCATCCGTCAGACGGGGCACCGCAAGTTGTGCATTTCATAAATCAATCGGATTCGTGCCACCTCAACGTAATTCCCCGCTGCGCGCGCCGGATGCGCCGCAACGTCTCGCGCCGGCGCACCGATGGCCAGGTGTCCACCCAGCCGGCCAGCAGCCACAGGGCAGCACCCGAGCCGCAGATGAAGACAGCGCAGAGGATCACGGCAATTGCTCCTGTATCGGAAGGTCGGACAGCACCGTGATGAAGATTTCCACGCGCGGATTGGCTGCGTCCTTCAGTCGGCGTGAGCCGTCCCAATCCTCGATCTGCCGGTCATCCTTGAGGATTCCAGCCGCCTGGAGCATATCTCCCACCGCCTGGTAGTATCCAACCGCGTCGCCCGTGTCGCGCTCGCGATAGACAGCGGCCTCGACAGAGACCGGCGCAAGGATGGGCAGCTCGACCCCGAGAGAGGCGAGTTGTACCTTGATGCCGACGCACTGGGAGAGCGCGTTCTTCTCCCACTCCTCGTAGGCTTCAGACGGCAGCGGCTTCGGAAACCCCGGCATGTGCCCGCACCGCTCGCAGCGCCTAGCTCCCTTGTTCGGGATCGTTACCACGCGCTGCGAGTTTTTTTTAGTGCGGGGCGGGCTGCTGATTACGAAGCCGGGTATCTCGCGCATCAGTTCACCGTGCCCTTGTCCTCACGCGGTTTGCGTTTCTGGTGCGTGCCGCCGACCAGCGCCGCTGGTGCCATCGATGGGCCCGTGGCGCGGTGCGGATCGGCAATGTCCTCCAGGTCGGCCGCCTCGCTCGTGTCGGCCGCCTGTTCCTCGCTAATGAGCCGGTCCTGCTTGTCTTCGAGAGGCATCTCGGTCTGCTGTTCGTAGTTGACCCGGAGCTGCGCCGTGCCCTTGCCGATGGCCTCCAGGTAGGATTCCACAAGTCCCGCCGCGCCGCCGGTCGACGTCACGATCTGGAAACGGAGTTCGTTCTCGTGCGAGTCCTCTCCGGTTTTGACCCGCGCCACCTCGAAATTCGAGATGCCCGAGGAGTCCATCTGGAGCTCGTGTTGCTGGAGTTCCTTCCCATCCGGGGTGAGGATGAAATGCGATGCGGTCAGGTCGCCATCGAGCTTCGCGGATGCGAAACCGGCCGGCGGTTCGCCCCACTCCAAAGCCTCGCGCACGGGCTCTGAGAATGCGGCGGTGAAGTTCAGCTTGACGTACTTCTGCTTCGACTTATCGTTGTAACGTAAGTCCACGAAGCGGATATAAGCCGCTCTAAAGATCAGTTTAGGCACTTATTCTTCTCCTGACTCCGACTTAGTAAGTTGCGCGCGCTGGAGTTGTCGGAGCACCTCCAGAGCCGTGGTCTGTTGGGCCGCGTCCAATCGCTGGAAGCGGTCATAGAACTCGTCCATCGTGGACGAGCGCGGCACGCCCTTGTCTGAGCGCTGCTTGCGCGCGATGCCAGAGACGGGCGGAAGATTCGTATCGGTCATTTTGGGTCCTCCAATAAGTACAATCTGAGTCGACGCACAGCGGCTTGTCAGGCATGGACGCTCACACCACGCCGCCCACGCCACCACACGTTGACTCGTTCGCGGTTCCAGTCCGGCTGGAAGATATATTCGTCCGGAACGGTGTCCGCAGAGAACCCTGGAGGTAGCTGCGCGAACCCACCAGGAAAAGCGACGTAGAGCCATCCGTTAGAGAGCACTGTTTCTCTCACACGACATCCCCCACCGGAGAGTCCATGAACGCGTCGAAGGCCGCCCGGCTGGCCTCGACCTTTTGCTCTGCGCGGATGCGCTCCCGGCGCAGCTCGCCGTACCGCTCGGTCAGCACCTCGCGGCAGTTCAGCATCGTTTCCACGAACGCTGGCACGTGCTGCGCCAGCGCCTTCTGCACGCGCTCATCAGGGAGCACGCGTACGATCACGCCCGGGAACCCCGGCGAGTAGGTCTGCATGTCGGCCCACGCGCGCTGGCACACCCAGAGTTGGCCCTGGACCTGGAGCCGGTATTCGTCCACTAGGGATTGCGGGTCAAGCATGTACCCGACGTGGGTTTCGAGCGCCGGGCACTTCAACTCCAGGAGTCCGTCGTCATCCACCAACCGGTCGGGGCTGGCGCCGATCATTCCGTCATCGGTTGTAATGAGTCCCACGGCCTCGGTCTGGCACTCGCGCTCCATCTCGTAGTAGCGCACGGCCTCTGGCTCTAGCGCCTTCCCGCGCTCCATCCACGGCGACGCGAACGCCTCCAGCGGAGCGCCGTACATCCACTCGGCGAGTTTGAGGTGCATGTACGTCTTGCTGGCCGCGGCGAGTTGGAGTTTGGCTGGGGTCAAGATGCGGTCGAACTCGCTCGCGGTCGGGATTCCGAGGCGAAGCTGAAGCCACTCTTCGGAACCCTGCTGACAGTTGTGGCGGATCATGCGGCACCTCCTCGCTCTTGCGCTTTCACCCGCCGCGCCAACTCGGCGTGGATGCGATCGAAGTCCTTGCGCTGGATCGCCTCGGCGCGGTTTTCGGGAGCCGCGGCCCAGCGCCAAAAACCCTCCATTTGTTTAGGCGTCATGGCGAGGTAGTCCAGCATCTCTCGCAACTTAAGCGCCTGCTGCTCGCTGACCGGGTCCGCGCTGTCTCCATCGTCGTCGGCACCAACGGTGACGATGTTCCAGCGGCTCTTGGTTAGATAGCGCCGGCCGTAGCTCTCTCCGCTCCCGATGGCTTGAGTATCGTTACGGCCGGGGCCCGGGTCCGGTGGGCAGTAACGCTCCGACGTGGTGCTGTGACCCGCCCGGTGCGTTAGGGTGAGCACCAGGATCACGCCCGCGCCCTTGTCTGAGATGCGCGTCGAGAAGCTTCGCGCGAAGCCGTACCGCGTCTCGATAGGCCGGATCGCCGCGTC